CCCCGAGTTGTAGCTGATCGTTCCGTCGCCAAATTGGAACGTTGACGCCGCGACGTCGATTTGCGTCGACGTTGCCGTGTGCTGCGTGCACAGACCGGTTGTCGATGTCGGAGTCCCCGCCGTATTGATCGGCGTCAGATCGAACGCGGTGTTCTGAACGACAGCTTTCAGGTCATCGAAGCGAAGATCGGAATACGCTGTCGCCGGCGTGAAGGTGCTCCCGCTGGTGTTCTTGACGTAGCCGGCGCATTTGGCGACGACATACGCAGGGATGCCGCCACCGATCGTCGCCGGGATCTGCAAGCTCGCTTGATTCAGAACGTAGGTTCCGGCGGTTGGTGCGTTAACCGCATCTTGCTCGAGGGATCCGAGAAAATTTCCATTGCTGTCGTAGATCCAAAGGCCGAAGCGCTGAATGATTGTTATCCCGGCTGGAATAGAAGCGAGCTGGTCCCATCGGTAGTAACCCGAAACACGGATGATGTCTCCGATCGCAACCGGGATTTTTGAGAGACTGCCGACGACGCATTCGTAAAAAACTCCGTCAGAAGGGATGCTGATCCCGGAGGAGCGCAAGCTGATAACCAGGCAGTTGAGGCCCGATCGCTGGAAAGGGTTGGCCTGCTCAAGCATCGGCGCCCAATAACTGTTTACGTCGTCGACAACGATCCAATCGTTTCCCACGGTCCCGCCGACGGGAATGGTGACGTTTAGCGGCGTGTTCGTGTTGTTGAACTCAAAGCCGGGATTTTGCAGCATGTTCTTCCCGGCAGGAGAATTGCGGATCGGCGAACCGGTCAAAAGGTCCACAGCGCCGCGGTAGGTTCCTGCGATGGTCACCGAATACGCGGTCACGGCCGCGAGCGACTGTTCCTGATTACCTAGCAGGTTGAACGACGTGAACTTGAAAAAAATCGTCTTCCCGTAAAACGTTGGGTCGTACTCGTGGCTGAAGCTCGCCTGGTCGAGTCGCGCGAAGATTTCGCCGATCGCGTGCGAGGGGCCGATCTGATTATTGTAAACGCCGCGGTAGAGCGTTGTGAGGTTGTAGAGCTCCGCGCCGACAAGCGCAGAATTCTGATAGCTGAGCAGCTCGAGCGCGCCGGTCGAAGTATTTACGATCGCGGAGAGCGTCGTATTGTTTTGCGCCTGCGTAGAATTTGCCGCCGGCAGCGTCGCGCCGGCGACGTTGAGCTTCACCTGCAGCGTGTCGGCTGTGTCCGGATTGCCGGGACCGAAGGCCGCGAGAGTTTGCGTCAATGTTCCAAGGCGTGCAGGAAAAGTGACTTGCTTCAGGAGCTCGTAGTTCGTTCCATCGATGCTCACCCAAACGTTGCAACCGCCCCAATTCGGATTTGAGCCGTTCACGAACCCGTAAAGCACATTGCCTTGAAAGAAACCCAGCCGATCGGGAGCCTCAAAAACGAGCGCGTTTGTGTTCCCCGGATCCTGCTGGCCGAGGTCGGGAATGAATGGGCTGTTTGTCGCTTTCGGATTAAACGCCGGCTGTGCGGTGCCCCAAATAAAATCTTCGGCGGTGATTTCAAGGCCGTGCTCGTAATCATCCTCGATCTTCTGGATCCGTACTGCCGCTGCCGCGAGGCCGAGATTCGCATCATTGATCGTGATGACGTCCATCGGCTCGAGCCAGGAGAAGCGATCGGGAAGCCGGAAAGTGTAGGCGTTGCGAATGTACACGTTTCGCTGCAGCCGCATGGACGCAGCGTATTGCGCGGCCGGCAGCGTCGTGATGAAGTCATATTGCTGGACATCCGCGACGCGAAGGCCGTAACGGAGAATCGAAGCGTCGTCTTGCTCGGAGATGACTTCCGGGTTGTAGTCGTTCACGCGCGCGGCGTATCCCACGCGCACGCGATTGAAAGCATCCTGCCACGCAGAGCGTTCGATCTTTACCGGATCCTCGTCGCGCTCGACGATGTACTGGTCGTCGGTGATATTCGCGACTGGCGTCGTCGATGGCGAATAGGTCACACCGTTGGCAACGGCTGTCGTATCGCTGTAGGGAACGAACTTCAAAAGCGCTTCGCTCCAAAACGCCGCAACCATGCCGGCCTCGAGCCACTGCCCCGCGATCGAGGAAGCCGCGGATTGGCTTTCGAGAAATGGCGAGATAAAGAACGAATTCGCGGTCCAGCAAGCGCGCGCGGCCGCAAGCGAGCCGAGGTAAGCAGCCGGGAAACCGGCGCCGAAGCCAGTGTCGGTGAGCAGCGCTGTGATGCAATCGGCTGGATTGCAATCAAGGATCCCGCCGCCGAAAACTGCGTTCGCGACGACTTCGTAGCTGTAGTTGGGGAGCTCTGGCGTATAGCCGAGGAAAAGTCCCGAGGAAAAAATGTACGCAATCTGCGAATAGCCCAATGCTTGGCCGGGATGCCGGCCGGTCATATAGGATTGCGCGGCCTGGCCGAGCGTGCCACCGACAAGCGTGAGGTTCAGCGTCGTTGGCGCGTTGGTGTCGGTGTTGGGATCCTTGTAGGTGTAGCTGATCACGATCCCCTGGCCGGAATCTCCAGAGTTGAAGGTGTAAGTCGCTCCGGACTGCGAATATTGCCCCACGGCCGGCGAGCTCCCGACTTTCGTTAGAGCTGTTCCGTTCGGATAGTAGGCGACGCCCTGGTCGCTCAAGTAATTCGTGGAGTTGTCGACCGTGACGGTGAACGGTCCGGAAAACGGAACGACCGTGATCTCTTCCGAAATGATTTCGTAACGGTAATAGGCGTAGGTGATGACAACGACCTTGCCGGCATCGGCCGCGGCGAAGGTGTACTGCCCGGTTGCCTGGTTCACGACATACTGCCCGGCGCCAGGGCTTGAACCGACGGCCGTCATCGACGTGCCTTGTGTCCCGCTCAGCGTTACCGGTCCCGGAGATCCGTAATCAGTGAAAGGCCCAACGGAGTAAGAATCTTGCCGTGCTACGCCGTGATCGTTTGCGTAGATGCTGGCGTTCTGCACGGTGTAATTTCCGCCGCCGCCAGGGACCGTGAAATTCTCACTAGCAGTGCGCAAAACGAAGCGCCCGGTCGAGTCCCAAACGTTTTTCAGATAGGAAACGGTGCCGTGCCCGAGCGCCGCGATGATCGAGGCGGTGTAAACGTACTGGCTTCCGCCTTTCGACAGGCCTTTCCCGCCACTCGAGCTCTGTTTCGCTTTGTTGGAGCTAAAGTCGCCATACCAGAGTAGCCGCGCTGCGATGCGGTTTGTGCCTAACAGAATCGGGATGACGACGCCAAGGATCGAGGCATTCGTGCGGATCCCGTTGTATTTCTCGACAGTGTTGCGGCGGCCGCCTAAAAGTCCCATCGCTTATATCGCCTTCCCGAAGATCGAAAAGAAACGATGCTCGCGACGCTGCAGGAAGCCTTCGTTCGCGCTCGAGTAGATCACGCCATGCGGCCGTATCGGATGAATGAGTTTGTCCGGCCAACTCTCGACAATTCCGCCGTGCGTGAAGCTGCGCGCTTGTTTGTACACGACGATGTCGGCCGGCTTGACTTCGGCTTCGGTAATTTCATGCGCGTATTCGAGCAGCATCTTCAGGTAGGTGTCGTCGCCCAAACGATGCAGATAGACCTGCGGCGAGTAATACGGAATCTCGACTTTGGCGACGAGGCCGGCTTCTTCGTGCACGCGCGCCAGGAGATACGCGCAATCGACTCCGCAACGCTTTAGTCCCTGGCCGTCGACAAACGGAGTTCCAAGCCAGCTGCGCGCGATCGCGATGATCTGCCCACGGCGTTCGGCTTCGGTCATATCGCTACCTCAGGGTTGGGAACGAACGGAGTTCCGCCGAAGTTAATCAGTTTGTTGAACGTGTTTTGGCACGTCGCTTCGGTTTTGTCGCAGCCGGCAAACATCGTGAAGGTGTCGCCGATCGCCAGCGGCAGCGGAACTGAATTCGCGAGGAGGATATTCGTCGTGCTGGTTTGCGACTTGATCGCGAAAGTAAGGCCATTGTTGAAGCCGCTCGAAAGCGTGATGTATCCCTGCGTATACCGCGGCGGCGCGATGGCTGCGCTTCCGAGGTTGATCGATTGCCGCGTCGAGCCGGCCGCAACCGAATTCGACTGCGAAAAACTCGCCGGGTTGACGCCGCAGTTAACGTCGAACAGGGTGTGTCGGCAGCCAGCTTGGATCAGATGCTTCGGCATTTTCTGATTGAGCAGATACAGCCC